TTGTGTTATTAAAGAAGCTATACCTAAACAGATAGCAGAGTTTGTTTATAATTATTTTCTACTTAAAAGACAGGTAGCTAGAACTTTATTTGATACAAGATATATTTCACCTTTTACAACAGAGTTTGGTGTATGGAATGATCAACAAGTACCAAATACTTATTCTCATTATTCTGATATAGCTATGGAAACTTTGTTATTAAGATGTTTAGATGTTATGGAAAAAACAACAAAACTCAAATTAAATCCAACATACTCATATGCCAGAATTTATAAAACAGGTGATATACTTCATAGACATAAAGATAGATTTAGTTGTGAAATATCTACAACTCTTAATTTGGGTGGAGATCCTTGGCCTATACATTTAGAACCAAAAAAAAATGTAGGTATTCCTAATGGTAAAAAAATAACAACATCAAGTAATAATAAAGGTATTTCTATAAATCTTAAACCTGGAGATATGTTAGTTTATCAAGGTATGGAATTAGAACATTGGAGAGAAGAATTTCAAGGAGATAACTGCGCACAAGTATTTTTACACTATAATAATCAAAAATCTAAAGATGCTGATAAAAACATCTATGATAAGAGAAAACATTTAGGGCTTCCATCTTGGTTTAAACAATGATAGAAGAAAGTTGGTGGGGGGGATTACCACCATACCACCATCCCTCCTGCCTTTTTTTATGAATAAACAAGTTTTAATTTGTATACCAAGTTTTGATCAGAAGATTCATTTAGAAACTATATCATCAATTATAAATGTAAGAGATACACTTATGCAAGCCAAGATTGGTTGTGGCATGATGTGGATTAGAGATAGCTTGATAACAAGAGCAAGAAACAAATTGGTTACTGAATTTTTAAAACAAGATAACTACACTCATTTATTTTTTATAGATGCTGATGTTACTTTTGAACCTCAACAATTTATAAGAGTTTTGTTATATGATAAACCAATTACAGCTGCACCCTATCCAATTAAAAATGAAGCTCCTGTAGAAAAAGGTGATGCTAGTCAAGGATGGTGTTTAAATTTTCCTATAGGTCCTTATGATTTATCAGAAAATGATAAAGGATTTAAAAAAGTAAATTATGCTGGTACAGGTTTTATGTGTATACAAAGAAAGGTATTTGAAATGATTTTAGAACAATACCCACAAATAAAATACAAAACAGATGTTGTTGCTGAGATAAATAAAAAAAGAGAATCAAGTAAAGTACTTGGTAAAACAGAATGTGCTTTTTTTGATTGTGGTATACAAGGTAAAGGAATACTTGATGATCCTGAAAATACAGGTAGATATTTAAGTGAAGATTATTATTTTTGTCAATTATGGCGTCAATGTGGTGGTGAGATTTATTCAGACTTAACAAGTACAATGAAACATATTGGTATAAAGAGTTATGAAAGACCACCAATATTAAAAGTAAAACCTAAAGAATAATGGAAATAATTTGTTATATATTTTTAATGCTATGGATTATAGGGGTAAGTGAATGACCGATAAAGATATTTTTAAAGAAGCATTTCCACAAACAGATCAAGTTGGTGGAGATTGGTATAAAAACTACAAAATACAACCTTATGAATTTATAAGAAAAAACAACCTTAATCATTATCAAGGAGTCGTTATAAAATATGTTGTTAGATACTTACAGAAAGGTAGACAGGAAGATTTAAAGAAAATCATACATTATACTAAATTAGAGATACACCACCTAGATGATGATGAAATCAAAGCTAAATACAAGAAAAAATAGTGTTTAAATGCACAGAGATAGTGTTTTTTTTACGATTTATCTGATAATGGTTAAAAGGTACTATGGCTAAAAAAAAAAGTATTTATGGTGTTCAAATTATCTATGAAAAGACGTATAAAGGTACAAGCATAGGTAGAAATCCACAATGCAAAAAAACTATGAATAAACACAAGAGAAGAACTTGGAAAAAATATAGAGGACAAGGGCGATGAAAAAGAGTATTAAGAAACGAGCAAGAAGCAGTAGTGCTATAAATGCTCATCAAAGAATTGACGACCATGAAAAATTATGCAGGATAATGCAGGAAATAACAAATAAAAAAATTGATGCAAATGGTAAGAAGATAGAAAGATTAGAAAAAGTCGTTATGACATCAACAGCTATGTTGATTGTAGGTATGGCTACTATTATTTATGAACTATTAATGTGAGGTAATTGCAATGCAACTTTCAAAACATTTTACACTAGAAGAATTTACGAAATCAATGACAGCAACTCGTAAAGGGATAGATAATACACCTGGAGCTGGTGATATTAAAAACCTTGAAGATTTATGTTATTGTGTTTTAGAACCAGTTAGAAACAAATTTGACAGACCAGTAAGAATAAGCTCAGGGTATCGTAGTGAAGCCCTCTGTGAGGCAATCGGTAGCAAAAAAACATCACAACATGCAAAAGGACAGGCCGCAGATTTTGAAGTACCAGGTATTCCAAATATTAAGATAGCTTACTGGATTCAAGCAAACTGTGACTTTGATCAACTCATACTAGAACATTATTGTCCAAAAGATGGTCAAAAAGGTTGGATACATTGTTCTTATAATGAAAAAGGTTCAAACAGAAAACAGGTTCTAACTTATGATGGCAAGACTTTTGAAAATGGTCTTCCTGATATGGAGTGGGAAGCTGGTCAAGTCAAAGAATAGTTTGATTTTTCTACCATAGATTGATAGTATTTCAACCAGGAGAATATATCTATGTGGTTGAATTTATTATCAGCAGGTTTCAAAACAGCAAGTCATATCTATACAAAGAAACAAGAAACAAAAAGGTTGATGGCAGATGCTCAAAGAAACCACGCAGAAAAAATGGCTCGTGGTGAAGAAGCATATCAAGGAAAGCTTTTAGAAAGTAGAAACTCAGATTGGAAAGATGAAGCAGTTCTTATAATATTATCTACTCCTGTAGCTGTACTTGCTTGGGCAGTCATAAGTGACGACCCACAAGCTATGGATAAAGTCAAATTGTTTTTTGAAATGTTTTCACAACTTCCATCTTGGTTTACAAACTTATGGATTCTTGTTGTTGCAAGTATCTATGGAATAAAAGGAACACAAATATTCAGAAACAAAAAATAGTTTATGAAAAAAATAAATGAAATATGTTTTAGTAATTACTTTCTGTTCCTTTCTAACACAAGAGTGTCCAATACAATTTTATGATGACACTATCTATCAAGATTGGTCAAGTTGTATGAAAGCAGGAATGGAAAAAAGTGGTGGTTTAATAGAGGGAATAGATAAAGAAGTGGTAAATAAAATGAAGATTGCACCTAAATTTAATTGTTACGAACAGAAAGCAGAGTCAGTATGAAAGTAGTAGCTATAGGTGATTTACATGACTCTCCAAACATTAGGGATAAGTCAAGATTTAGGTGGATTGCAAAACATATTAAAAAAGTAAAACCTGATGTAGTTGTACAGATTGGTGACATAATCACTTTAGATAGTTGTACTCATTATATTTCTGATGATACTTATACAGCTAGAATAGAGAAGCCAACTTTCATGAAAGAAATGCAATCTTTTGATGAAGCATTAGAAGAGTTTCATTATGTTCTTAAAGGTGAAAAAATTAAAAAATATATAACACTAGGTAATCATGAAAAACGTATGTGGAGATATGAAGATAAAAATCCAACTTTTTATGGTATGTGTCAAAAAGAGTTTTTTGGTACTTGTAGAAAGTATAAATGGAAAGTAATTCCTTGGGGTCAATATCTTATGCTTGGTGGTGTTGGTTTCATTCATGCTCCTATAAATCCAATGGGTAAAGAGTATGGTGGTGAAGCTAGTGAAAGACAGATAGCTAACAAGTCTAAAATTGATATTGTATTTGGTCATAGTCATAGAGCACAAGACATAAGAGTTCCAAAAATATCAGATACAAAAAATGATTTTACAAGAATATTAAACATAGGGTGTGCTTTACCTGAGGGTCATATAGAAAGTTATGCAAAACATAGCTTGACTGGTTGGACATACCAAATAGTTGAGATAGATATTTGGGATAATCATATTATGGAGGTTCAAAATATATCTATGAAAAAACTAAAAAAACTATATGGGTAAATATGAAACTTCCTGGAACTATACATCTTGGTCATAGAAAACTTAAAGTAAGTGAGATAAGTCCTAAGACGGCAAGTAAAGAATCTGTTTATGGAGATTTCGATCCAGCTAAAGATAGGATAAGAATTGATAGATCTCTACCTCATACAAAAAAATTAAATACTTTAATACATGAAATAGTACATTTATTGTTAGATCATTTTAATGCTGGTTTAAAAGATAAAGATGAAGAAAAGGTTTGTGAAGTATTGGGTAGTGGTTTATCTGATCTTTTTGCACAAAATCCACGTCTTTTGAAGTATATTAATAGTGTTTACAGCAATAATAAAAAATAGTATATTTTATTTGAAAATCATCCCTTAGGAACCCCCTGTATTATGACATATTTCTACAGGGGGTGTTTTTTTTAAGTATTATTTTTTGATTTGATACTGATAGAGTGAGGTCTATCTTTTCTTAAATTGACAGATAAAATATCTTCAAAACCAAAATAGCAGTAAGTATCATTTTCGACTAATACCCTATAAAAGTTTTCCATATTTTCTAGCTCACCCTTGATACAAATAGAAGTAATCCAATGATCACCCCCATTTAATTGATGACCAGCTTGTGACCAGTAAACTCTTATTTCTTTACCAACACAATGAGCATCAATTACACTCTTTTGATATTCTTTAGAACCTGGTCCACCATGCATTTGGACTCCACCTTTTTTTGCTGGGTCTAAAGATTTATCTTCATAAATCAACATAGGATCATTAAGCATTTTTACCTCCTTTCCATATGCTTTTATCAATATGACTTGACCACCATCTACCTTTAGATATTACTTTTTGTCTAGAAGTTTCATGGTAGCTAATATCAAGTATACCCAGTTTTCTTAATCTTCTTAAAGTAGAAGATATTTTTCCCTTAGGTATAATATCAATATTATTTTTAAGATAAGTAACTAACTCAGATTTATACTCACCATCATTATCAGTTACAAATTCAATAATCTTATTGTAAACAACATCAACATAAGATTTTTCTACTTCTTTTTCTTTTTCAAAAATAGAAATATCAATATTGTTTCTGTTTAGTAGATCATTGATTTCTTCTTCACTCCACCTTTCAAACTTTGTAAAGTTTATTTGGTGTAGGTTACCAACTAAGAAATGCAAATCATCATAATCAATATGATCATCTGACACTTTAGCAAGAACTTGATTTACAATTTCTAAATCAGGTTTCTTGTATTTTTTTTCTTTGTTGTACATGGTTCCTCCATTTTTGTTTTCTAGAGTTTACCATATCAGATAGTGGTGTCAATAGTTTTTATTAGTTGTTATTACTAACTAATAGAGCATTATTTTTGCTTATTTATAATATACCTAGCTGAACTCTCTTCTGTTATTCTCATATCTTTCAAAATCTTCATGTGTTCATATTTATCTCTAGCACTTTCTGCCTCACATTCTGCTATAAAAACTGCTTTAACGTGTTTTTCATATTCTTCACTTGCTAAAGCATTTGTTTTAGAATCAGCATGGCTCATACCTTGATCTCTAAATCTTTTAATTAACCTGTTTAAGATTATTGGCTCCAGGTATTTTAATTTTTTAAAAAGTTTATTTTTATTTACTTTTGTTTCAGAAGCAGACTCTAATTCTGCATAAGTTTTTTCTGTATCAATTACGTATGTTGTGTTTTGTTGTGTCATTTATCCTCCTTTTTTTTTGTTATGCGTATAAAATCCCTACACTAATTATATTAGTTTTTATTACTCACTATGTTTTTCTAATTGTAGCTATTTATTTTTCTTATATTGTATATCAGCTACAATTATTTCTCGTTGAATATCTTTGTACTCTCTACCCAACTTACTCGCTTTAAGATTTACACCTCCATGATTATGCAAAGTTTTTACATAATTATTGTGTGTTTTGTCCAAAGCATCAACGAGTTTTCTCATTTGCTCGTTTATCATTTTTCTCCTCTATGGTTACCCTTATTCCTTTAGGTACACTTTCTGCGACTTCTTTATTGAAATCATCAGCATTCTTTTCAGTTTCCCAATCTAAGTCTTTGACTAAGACATCACCTTTCCAAATCCTTATAAGGTAACCTTTCATGATAAATATATATCAATTTATCAGGAAAATACAAGGGATTGGGCTAGAAGATGACTTTGTATGTACGATTCGATTAGTCTAAAAAAAGGGTTCTAGCCCAAACATACCGACCTAAAATGGAGTATCATCATTTCCACCCTGATTGTCAAGACCTGGATTAGTGCTTTGTCCTTTTGGTTTCCATGGATTATCTATCTTAAAATAAGGATTTGGTTTTCCCTCTTTATTGATAGCATTACCAAAGAAAGCAAAATCATAAGTACCTTTACGTATCACAATATCTTGCTCAATTTTTACACTATTTTTCTTAAATGTAGGTGCTTTTGGATTTGAAGTTTCATTAGCAAATACATTGAAGTATATTGGTTTTTCTAACATTTTTTCCTCCTTTCTATCTAAACTCTGATTGATTTTTTCTTACGATTTCCCAAGGGTCTACAGAAAATTTAATAAATTTACCTGCTTTACTTACCTCACAAGGAACATAAGTGTTTTTGAGATCATAAAGGTATCTACCAATACCCCAAGCAACTCCTGCTCTTTTTAAAGAGTCTGACATTGCTCCTTTGTCTGCCTCATAGTTGGTGTCACCAGCACCATCTGATCTCCATACCCATTCACCATCTAATTTTAGACCTAGTGAACAGACAGTTTTACCACCATACACAATATGATTATTTTGCCAGTTATGACCCATAACCTCA